CCGCCATTGCCTGCCACATGTCGCCGCGAAAGCCGTAAAATGTATCAGGGTTTGCCTTTGTTCCCCGTCCGCGCTCTTTGTCGTGCCGTGCGAACCGTCGGATGAGCGAGGCGCGAATCTGTCCGTCCGCGTGCTTGGGCGCAGTCTCCGGCAGCGGCGGCAGCCCGTTCCGCTTTGTTGGGATTAGGCAAGACCGCTCGTCCCGCCGGAAGATCGACCCGACCATTAGCCCCCGAAGCGACGCTTGCCAACTGAACCGGCCAAACGCCTTGATCGTCTCGATGGTGCTTTGCCCCATCACCGCGCCCGCCGCGCTCCTGTCCGTGCTGCTGTATCGCGGCTCGATGTCCTCAATGATAACCGCATCCAGCCCCGGCGCGTCTGCGATGATGGATAAGATCACATCGTTCCCCACCTTGTCCGCACTGAGGATTTGATATTGGTTGTCTAGGATGACGTAGGCGCTTTCCGTCGTTCCGGGGTCAATGGCCATTATTTTCACCTTGCCCTCCTTTTCTGCTGGTCAAGCCAGCGCTCGTGACTGCGCTTTTTGCCCGTTCCTTCTATACAAGCTGTGTAGCGGTTTTCCAGCGCCGTCTTCCGTCCGTCGGCATACGCCTTGTATCTCTCGCATCCCGCGTGACAGCCGACCTCGCGGCTCGCGCAGTCGCGGCATGGCGCGTCATTCATGGCTATCACCTGCCCACGGTGTTTCCCGCCTTTCCGCTTCCGTCGGCTTGCGCAGCCAGCAGCGCCATTCTTTTTCGTACAAAATCCCCATCATCGCAAGATACTTGCTCACAAAATCCATTTTACAGGTCTCTCTAACTGGCGCAATCAGTACCCATCTGTTTATACCTCCGTCAAACTCCACCCACAGCGGCGCAGCATCCGCGCCGCCTTCGCAATATGCGTCCACTTCTTCCAGCGTCAGCACGTGGTTCTTCAGCTCTGCGCGGCGCATCGCCATTCGGAACGCCGATTCGGGATCAATGCCGGTTGGCGAATCCCAGCCGCATTTCGTGCAGACGTAGCAAAATGCGGCGTTACACAAATTCACCAACTCCATGTCAGCCCCGCATCCGGGGCATTTCGGTTTTTCACTCATGGCTCTTTCCCTCTCTTTCCGCTTCTAGCTGTTCGATGTAGGCGAGCGCGTCAGCGGTAAGACCTACCGAGCAGTACGAATCGAAACAGTCATAAAAGCAATCAAAGCAAGAGTTTGCGTCTTTGTACTCAATACACATTCTCAGAGATTTCTTGATCTCGTCAGGCGTCGCTTTCATCGTTCATCCTCCTTCGGCGGCTCCGGCTTCTTCGCGTCCTTATCCGCCGCCAGCTTTTCGAGCATGTCGGCGGCTTGTTCTTTCAACGCTTTTGAGCAATCTGCCGGAGAAAGGTTTTGTGCCGGGCACCCATGGCATAAAGCACCTCTACCGCACACTCTCAGCCCTTTCACAATATCTCCCACGGACAGTTTTTTCTCCGGCTTGTTGTAATACTTGCACACCTCCGGGTGTTCGCTCGTCGGGCACACGTCGCCGCGATAGGGACACTCGCCGTTGGCGCAGGCACCTTCAAACGCATCGTACCATTTACATTTCATCGGTCATTTCCTCCGTTTCATCAAAAATCCCAATCTGCAACTCGTCTTTGCTCTCTCCGCCTTTTCCGATCCACCAGCGTAAGACCGATTCGCCGTCCGTCCAATGCCTATTGATGGGTTTTCCCGCTTTTCGCCGTGCGTCCAGCATCTCGTCAAAGGTGCGAATATAAAATGACTTGAATTGTGGGAAAAACTCAAGCTCTCTTTGCATGCTCGCAGAGCCGCCCAGCGGGCAGGCCACGCAGCCAAGCCGTTTGAATCCGAAATCGTATAGCTCGCAATACGGTACGTTGTAGAGCCGTATGAACTCCCACACGTCTTCGTCCGTCCAGTCAATAATCGGATTGACAAGCGTTTCGTGCGTCCGATAGCACATCTCAACCATTCTGCGGCTCTCGTCGTTATCGGTATTGAGTATCAGCCCGTTTTTGCTCGTTCGATTCGGCTCTGCACCGCTCAAATCCGCTGCGTTGTGTAGGCTTTTGGGCACTTTTGGAATCGTCACAATCCCTTGGTTGTTTTTTCTGTTCCTGCTTTCTGCCCATCTTACGCCCGTAACCACGACGTGCCCGATTCCCTTTGGTTCTTTTAGTTCGGCGCAACAATAGCGTTGTGTCCTCAGTGGCGGGAATTGCTTTTTGACGATCAGCTCTCGCATGGTATATTCAGGCTTTTCGATTTCTGTTTTGGGGTGATTCTTCCGGATGAAGCGTACAAGCTGTGGCGGGTCAATCGTCGTCGCATTGTAGTGCGCATCAAACTTGACCCCTGCTATCTCGCAGAGCTTGACGACACATGAACTGTCTTTCCCGCCGCTGTCCGCGACATAGTACCCCTCTTCCGGCTCAAACGCCTGCAGCCGATCTATCGCCGTCTGCACCTTGTCCCTCTTTTGCCCGAAAAGGTCGTACTCGATAAGGCTCATTTCCCATGCCTCCACGCTCTCCCTCGGTTGATCTCCATCTTCGCCCGCACCGCCTTGTCAATGTCGATGCCCAGATACCCGGCGGCAGACAGCGCCGTGATGATAACGTCCGCCAGCTCAAATTTATAATTCTCATAAGCGCGTAAATATTTTGATTCCAGCTCTTTCTTGGCTTTGCTGGTCAGCGTGTTACAATGCGTTCCATACTTCAACATCACTATGCCTTCTTCGACAAGTTCTTCCGCCTCAGCTCTGACTTTACAGGCCGCTCGGTAGTGATTGTATTCCCTATCCCACAGCCCATGTTTCACCGCGTCACTGTAAATCTCATCGCGCAATTCATTCAGCATGCTCTTTCCCTCCGTCAAAACAGAATCCCATCGTCACAGATGATCTCTCCGCGCCTCGCTGCCCGCGCCGCAGCGCGTCGCGCCATCTCCGCCTTGTGCGCCATCTCCGCCGCTTCTCTCGGCTTCTGCGCAGCTCTGAAACAGGTATAACAGCAATACCAGTCAAACGCGGTGCCCGTGTGCGGCTTGGTCAGCTTGTAGGCGTAGCGCAGGCTCGCCACCGGAAAGGTCTTTCCGCAGGTCTTGCAAACCTTCGGCGGCATTTGCTGGTAGGCCGTCGCGTTGAATATGCTTCTCCCCGTCAGCATAGCACCATCGCCTCCTGAACAGGCGGCCGCTTTTTCTCCGGCTTTTCGGGTGCATATTTATTCAAAAAGTAAATCTGCCCCTTCGGCGTGATGACGGTCGTCGAGCTGATAAACGTCTTGTCTGCGCTGCTGACCGTCCGCTCAATGCTCCGCATCAGCCCCATGTCCACGCTTCTCTGCGTCGGTGCGTTCTGATCTTTGGCATTGGCCTTAATCACAAAGCCGTCGCGCCGCAGCAGATCGTACAGTCTCTTTTCCCCGGTGTCGTAGCCCCTCTGCACCATCAGTTTTGCGAGCTGCCGGACGAGAATATCCCCTTCCGCCTTCTCCACCGTCTCAGCGAACAGCACCTTCGGCGCGTCGGCCTGAATCTTCATGTTCGCCGCTTCGAGCTGCTTGTTCCGCTCGGCAATCTTGCGCTGTGCGACCATCAGCGCGTTCGCCAAGAGCTGGTCGTCGTCCATCGTCTCCTGACCGGCAATGTAGCCGCCGGTCTTGCGGATGCTCGGGATGACCTCGTCAAACACCCAGCTCTCAAATTTCTCCGCTTCCGGGAGCTTGCTGTGGGTGATAAGGCGATAAACGTCGCCCTCTGGGATGAAATTGATTTCCTGCATCTTGCCGCTGATAGGGGTACTGCGTTTCACCGTAGCCCTGCAATGCGCGGCAATCGCATCATTAGGCCGTGCATATCCCAGCGCCTTCGCCACATCCGAGCCGCAAAATAGCGTCCTTCCGTCCTCCTCCAGCACGCGCACCGTGCCAAACTCATCCTTGCGGAAAATCGTCACGTCGTTCATGGTCTATTCCTCCTCGTCCAGATTGATTTTGATGCTCTCAAAATACTTGTGCCGTTCCTCCGGTGTCATTTCTCTAAGCTGTTTTGCATACTCGTCTATGTCGTCGCTTGCCGCTTGCAGTCTCGGCGCATCCTGCATCCCGGCAATCATCTTCCTGTCCGCGTCGATTCGCGCCCGCACATCGCCCGGCATCATGCGAATCTCCTTGTGCACGGCTG